GAAGACAGTAGCAATAAATGTAGGGTCCATCTTAGATAGAGCCCCAGCATAACTTGCTGTAAGTAGAGCAGCAGACCAACTCAAGATTAAAATACGAATCAAAGTGCTCATTTTATTCTCTTTGTTCTTATTCATCAATCCGCGTGATGATTTCTTTTAATATTTAGTCGAATCAACCTTTTTTCCACGCTTCACCTTCCGCCTTTCTTCTACGTGCCAGACCTGCTTCTACATTAGAACCAGGATTACGGTAGAGGAATAGTGCGTCAGGAACTAAATCCCACTCCTTATTCTTAAGTCGCTTAGTAATGGTATTAAAGTTATCCCCACCGTAAAAACCAGCACCAAGATTGTAAGCAAAAGATAATAGAGCACCTCTTTTACCATCTGACATTTCATTCCAATGTGGGATTTTGCGGAGAGCGGGAAGAAACTGATTCTTACACTGACTAATCAGAAGTTCATCTGCTTCTGCCTGTGTAATACTATCTCCCATTTGGAATGGTTGCCCATTCTTATTTCTAGTTGAACCCCAACCAATAGTGATTGGAAGTCCACCAGTCAAGGGATCGGGATATGCATTTAAATGACATCCCTCAAATTCTTTGATTAACTTGATGCCCATCATAGGTACATCGTCACTTCCAGTTTGGGCAGCACCAGCAGAAGGAGCTGCCCCTTCTACTTTCCCAGTGGTTTGCCACAGTGAGGGCAAACATCTTCAGCAGGTGCAGATGACCCAGAAGCAGACTTCTTGCCTCTGTAAATATCTGCCCAATCAGCATCATCTTCAAGATAATCATTTGGAAGATTATCTTCTAACCATTGAACTGCATTAACATGACTTGGATTTCTGTCATCATAAAACTTAAAAAAGTTATGAAGGTCTACTCTTGCCATTGTCTTCTCCGAAATACCTTTGATACAGTTGATTTGCTTCTACATGTCTCCCACTATCAGTGAGATCTTTTATCACCTTGAGCATTTTGCGATTAAAATTAGTCGAAAATCCTACCCCATCCATCGTTGCCTCCTGGACACCAACGGTGCTTAAGAACTGCTTTAGTATAGATTGTTTTCTTGCCGTTCTCAACAGGACCACTATAATTATCGTTTAGTGATCCGTATGGGTCATTGACGTAGTATCCTTTTCCATCTGGGGTTTTACCAATGACGACACACATATGCCCACCAGTAGGTGCAGATAGAGAACCCCTATGGAGTATGCCAATAACAACGGGCTTCCCAGCGTCAATACTTTTATCGATATCAGCAAAAGATAAATTGTAACTAAAGTGTGACTTAACTCCATAACCCGCCAGAACCTTTGTCTGAACAGCGTGGTCCGTTGTATCACCAATTGCGAATACTTTCTTAACGTATTCGTCGTCACCTTTAATACTTCCTGGTTTGAGGAAAGCAAGACACATAGCACACGATGAAGAGTTGCAAGTTCTATGTGCATCTCTGTAATTGTCTACCTGATTAAAATAAGGTACTGGAAGAACTGGTGGAGTTGGTGGTTTAGTTCTAAAAATACTCACCCAATCACATTGAGAGTCATCCAAATATTTTTCTGGAAGATTATCCTCCAACCACTGAACCGCTGCAACGTGGTTGGCGTTCTTATCATCATAATACTTAAAAAAGTTATGAAGATCTAAGGTCATTGGATATTACTTAAAACACACAGTATTTATAAAAAAAGCACCCTTTTCGGGTGCTTTGAATCATACGTTTGCGGTTTCTCTTACAGTTGATTTTACATACTCCAGAACCATTTCAGGAGTAGTTTCTTCATAAGGATCATCCGAAGCATTATCACGTCTGCCTGGTTCTTCAAACAGTTTCTCAATAATACCTTTATCTACAACAGCAGCATATCTCCAGGAACGCTCACCAAATCCAAGATTAGATTTGAGAACTAGTTGTCCCATAGAACGAGTAAAGTATGCATTGCCATCTGGAATCAATTGAACTTTTTCAATTCCTTGATCACGAGACCATGCATTCATTACAAAGGCATCATTCACAGAGATACAATAGATGGCATCAATACCAAGTGCTTGGAACTCTTCATACTTCTCTTCAAAACCAGGAAGTTGATATGCAGAGCATGTAGGAGTGAATGCACCAGGAAGTGAAAAAATAACCACACGCTTCTTATCAAACAATTCTGAAGTAGTGCGAGTTACAAACTCACCGTTCTCACGAAATTGAAATTGTACTTGTGGAACTTGATACTGTTCTTTACGCATTTTTACTTCTATCATTTTAGTTAGTTGGATTATAGGCAGGAATCATTTTGCCACCTTGATGGTCATCGTCATCATCAGTATCATTTCCATCAAAAACAATAAGTGCTAAAATAAATGCTAATAAAACTGATGAGACAATTTCCGTCAACATGTCACCATACTCCAGGAATAATTTGTCCAGTGGCAGCATAGCTTCCCATCGCTGCAATAATACCAATCATTGCTGCCCAACCGTTAATACGTTCTGCTTTTTCGTTCATTGTTTTTCTCCTTGATAAGGGTGTTTTTGTTTAAGTTCAGGATTAGGGATAGATTCCTGTTTTGGTGAACGTGTTTTATTTTTGATTACAATAAAAGCATCGTTCTGATAAGTGACTGTTCCAAATGGTTTTGCCCATTTTGGATTAGCATTTGGACTTGTAGCAGTTCCTGTGACTGCTAAACCACCAATTTCAACTGAAAGTTCATCATCACTATTCCAGTTTAGTTTCTGGAGGGCAACTCCAAGTTGCCCAAGCATATCAGCACTCATGAATTGTGATCCTTATTTTGTTTAATCTTATTGTAACCCCAAACTGCTAGGGTTCCAATACCAATACCAACTACACAACAGATAATCATATGTTCAATGTGATGATGCATTATGAAACATGTGCTGTGCCAATCATACCAGCACCTTTGTGAGGAGCACACCAGAAGGTGTAGTCACCAGCATCAGTGAAGGTAATATCAAAACTCTCACCAGGAGCGAAGATAAGACCTTCGTGGGAGAGTTCAGGGTGATCCTCAACAATAACATTGTGAGGGGGGAGCATACCATTGACAAAGTGAACGGTATCTCCTGCTGAGATGGAGATTTCAGATGGTTCAAACACAAGGTTACCACCAGAACCCATCGTTACATCAACTGCCCAGGCAGGAAGGGCAAGGAACATTACTGCCAGAAATGCGAAGAGTGCTTTCATGATTCTTTCTTAGTGAAGTAAACAGCACCGCCAATAGCAATGGCAGTGATAACACCGACCAGAGTGGCGATACCAATCACAGGTTTTCCTCCTGCTCAGTAAGAATCACACAATCGCTGGTGGGATATGCCACACAAGTAAGCACCCAACCATCAGCAATCTGATCGTCGTCAAGGAAGGACTGCTCCTCATTATCTACGGTGCCAGAGATGAGTTTTCCTGCACAAGCCGAGCAAGCACCTGCTTTACACGATGAAGGAAGGTCAACACCCGCTTCTTCAGCGGCTTCAAGAATGTATTGGTCGTCTGGACACTGAATAGTAGTTTCGGTGCCATCGGGGGATTGAAGAGTAACGTTAAAAGTAGTCATCAGTAAGTTTCAGATAGTTGATTAACTGAGTGTGCCAACAAAACAAAGAAGGCAACACTTGTGATTGTAAAGATTGTTTCGGTCATTTTCTGTCTCCTAGAATACTAGTGGAAACCTACACCAGACATCCAACCTTCTTGGAAGTTTTCTGAACCTCCCAAAGATGGTAGAGGATCAAGTGATAGAGTTGTAGCAACATTTTGTGTTGCGATCTGATATAAAACCTCATGAATGTTTTCTGGTTCTTTGGGTTGAGGTTCTTCATACTCAGGAATTAATTGCAAATCTGCCTCTGCCTGGTCTCTTGCTTCTTTCAAAGCAACTGACTTTTCTGTAAAGGGAGCAGGACCAAACCAAGGGTCATCTTCCAATACTTCAGGGGCAGGAATACCAACGTAAGTCAGTTTCATCACTTCTTCAGAGAACGCCGAAGAACAGTTTACCAGTAAATGCATAAGAAATCAAGGCTGCTACGAAACCCATCATGGCAGTACGACCATTGAGACGCTCTGCCCTCTCAGCATAAGGTTCAATACCATAACGCTCAAGATCTTCCTTGGTCATATACATGGAAGGCTCTTTAGCCCACATATTCACTTGTCCAAACTCGTTTTTTGTTACAGTCATTTTCGTTTTATTACGAATTGTTACACAATTATATAGCAAAAAGAAAGAGGGGTCAAGCCCCTCTTGTTATGAATTCCTAACTAATCTTAGTGTGGACAGTTAGGTTCTTCGTATGTTGGTTTTCAGAAGGTGTACTTCACACCAACTTTGATATTGCTGGCAAGGTCAGCATCAGTGCTGATTGCAGCATACTCACCATAGATACCCAGGTTCTCGGTAGCAGCGACGGAAGCACCGATCTTACCAGAGATCTGAACATCAGTATCACCACCATCAGGGGTTACCAGAGCGGGACCAACTTGACCGTAGTAGGTGACTTTGCCAGAAGTTCCTTCATAACCGATATGTGCTTCGGTTACGGTGCCAACGTAGTCACTACCAGTCAGACCAGTGTTTGCTTCTACATTAACATAAGGGCCAGCGAACGCAGCGGTGGCAAGGAAAGGAGCAGCTGCAACAGCTGCGATTGCGGATTTAAACATAATAGTACCTCTATATTTTCTCGCAGAATAATATCTGCGGATGTAAGGAGTTTCGACAAACTCCGTTTAATTCACGTCACTTAGCGAGTAGTTGAGGCTTCGTCACGTCAATGTATTTATTTTAACATTCTCTTTGGGATCGTGTCAAGTGTTTTCTTGGGGTTGGGTAGCAGAATTCTCAGTCACTCTACCAAGATATGGGTCATAGTTCATATAATCTTTAATATCAATACTCGCACCATTTTGTTGCCAAAAATTTGACTGAGCTTCATAGTTACCTTTATGAAAAGCATCAACATGCTCAGGATGAATACTAGATCCCAGTTCCGTTCTATAAAGAAGTAGAGGAATAGAAAAAGTATTTCCTGAATTGTAAATCAAATCATCAGCAACAGGTCTTGGCTTACAACCATTGTCAAGTTTATACTTTTCTCCACGGCAATGTAGCCTAACAAGTTTTTCTGCATGATATCTATTAATTACATAGCAAGCTGTAGAGAAATCATTCACAAATCTTTTGTGTAGTTTTACATGAATATCACCGGTACAGATGATAGCAATTTGAATTACATCATAATCATATGGAAAATGTGCGTAGAAATCATCCCAAGTAAAGTTCCAATAACGAACAAGATCTAAACTACAATCATCTTCCATGATGACAGCATAAGGACTATCAGAAGTTTTTAAGTAATGCTTAAGTGCTTTAAGATGTGAAGTAGTACATCCAATCTCTCCAGAACTCATCATTTCAGGATAACGACCTATAAGAATATCACTCAGGTCATCTTCTCTACCATCATAGGCAGAGATTCTCTCGTAGGTTTCAATTTCCCAATATTTAAATTGGGACTCCATATACTCTCTTCTTTCTGGTTGATCATCAAGATTTAAGTAATAAATTGGACCAATATTTTTAAGTTTATACGTTGATTTGTTTTTGTTCATATTACTATAGTTAATCATAAAACTTCCCAATGTTCACAATAAAGATCTTTAGTATTTAAATGAGAGTTATTTGGACCAAACCATTTAGATGGAGCAATAACTTTGCCACAATTAGCTAACCATGCCCCCCACCAAGAAAAAGTAGAATTAGCAATAATAAAGTCACTACATTGAGTCATCATGTATAGGTCATGATAAGGACCTGCGGAAACTGAAACAATAAATCTGTCAGAAGCAAACAATTCTTGTTTCATACACCACTGAGGATCATCACTAAAAATAATTACCTGTCTGTTAGAATCAAATTTACTTAGAGCATTTTCATAATAATCTAATTGTTGATTGTAGTGATTATCAGAGTTTATTAAAAAATCTCCTCTACGAATGTGAAGAGCAATAGGATTATCAAAACATTCATCAATAACTTCTTTACACTCATCAACAATTTGTTTCTTAAATATAAATTGCTCTCTAATCTCTCTAACACAGTGCTTAAAGTATTTCTCAGTTTGAAAAAATCCGTATAACGTAAAATTGTCTCTTTTATCTAGATTAAAAAACTTAGAAAAAGAAATTGCAAAAATTCAGATAAAGCCTAGTGAAATTGGGGAACAAAAAGGTTTTTACCAGGAAAATATAAAAAATACTGAAGAAGCTAGAACAAA